CCCCATTTGGGGGGCGCAGCACTTCGATGTGTAAGCCCTATTCTAGCAAAGAGGAAACTATGCATGAGCTCTGTCTCTTCCCGTACACTCGATGAGTTGTACGAGTTAAGATATAACACGACGCTCGATATGTATCGGCGCCGTGCTCGTGCATTTGAGGTTGAAGTACTCACCAATTTAGGTGTTGATAAGCGGTTTCATCCTAAACTAATATTCTTAGCGAACTGGGCCGGCTCTCTAGCTTTTAAACTAGACCCGTACTGGCAGCTAAGAAAGATTGATAATCCGGCGGAAGCGAAGTATCGAAACTCGCTGACTCCTGATATCTTTCCAGTTAAGGTTGTACCCGCGAACCGGACTCGAACTTTTGCGTGTATACATTCAGACGCCATATTTAGTCAATGGCAGAAGACTATATCCTCGCAATCTTCGAATATCCAGTTCATCAATGGGGGTTGGCGTGTTGTCGACAACCCTGGTTCCGTGACCGTTACCACTGGCACGCATAGCGATGCTACGCAAGCCAGTATATACGGGTTCATTAAGGACACTACTGATTCTACTCGTAATCCTCAAAAGGAAAACAAGAAAGAAAGTAGTTCTCGGAAATCTTCTATGATTGTGAAACGTGGTAGTCCTCCTAAGCAGTCTAATCAGACTGCAAAGTTGAACCATCAGGGCGAGTTTGAGCTTTGGAAGCCCAAATTCGATTCTGATTCCGCGACCGCACAAATACAAGAAGATGATACTATTTCAAAACAGAGACAGATTGTGGTCGGACCCCATGGCGAAGAGCTATGGACTTCCGGTCACATTCAAGTCTTCTGGGATGAGAGTTTCCCAGGCCCAAGTGCTTCTGTGAGTAAAGCCAGCGTTGATTCACTAGCAGTCTCTGAAAAGACTAATGCCTTGTCTGTCATGACTAAAAATTGTGACAGACTTGTTGAGCAATGTTTGCCCAGCAGGAGGTATTATAATCTTCTCTATCAGATTGCTGAACTAAGGGACCTTTCTAGTACTTTGAAAGGCACCCTAGAACTGTGGATCTTGCTTGAGAAGGAGATAGGAAAAGGCGTCTTTCAACGCTTATTTACTAATCCTTCTTATTGGACTGATGATCTACGTTTAAAGATCGTGCCTTTTGCACGAAATTTACATATAGACATCCGTCCTGATCAGATTCTGTCATCCGCTTACTTGAACTTCAAGTTTGGATGGCAGTCTATGATCCAGGCTATTACTCAACTGGCATCATCTCCCGAACGTGTCACTAAGGATATTAACCGCCTTATTGCCGCGAACGGGAAAAATGTCACGCTGCGTTCAAAATTTCATTATTCTGAACCAGCGACCTCGTTTCCCACCATTAGTTGGTATAAATCACAGAGGACACTTGAGGACCCAGCGAAACCACCCTCAATAAGTGGTATTCGCGAAGTCTTTATCCGCTGTTCTGTGAACAGTGGACTCAATCTGCCCAAAGTGGATCTCCCTACTCTTCGTAAGAATTTGTTTAACGAAAAGATGGGAGCCACGCCTACGCCTGGAGATGTATACGACATACTTCCCTGGACGTGGTTAATCGATTGGGTTTTCGGTGCTTCTGACTATGTCCATTTGATGGACTCAGTCAACGGGCAGCGAAACCTTCTCAATTATGGTCTTATCACATATGAATCTCATTTGCGATATGACGCGCGGTATAACAACCATTGGTTTAACTTCCATAAAGTCTTGATTATCCCGCCTGGAGGTCAATCTGGGGTTGATACCCGGATAGATCTTCCTCGCAGTGCTAGTCTAACCGCGAAGTATCAACTTCGCAAAGACGTTATGGCCTTTGCTGGACTATCTGACTATTCTGGTCTGGGGACGTCTCCATACCAGAAAGGTATTCTTGCTGCTCTGTTTTCACAGTTTAGCAAGAACCCCAGTAGTACACGGCCTCCTCTTACAAGAGGATGACGCGGCTACTGGCCAGCCTGGAGCAATCCTGCTCTAGGTTAATCACAGCAAAGAAAGACCTCGTAGATGTTAATTGATCCAATCACAGTTGCAGCTGCCGCCCCGACTCCTGCGTTGAGTTTCGCAGTAGTCTCGTTTGACGGTCAAGGTATGGGCTCGGTTCGTAAAGACGTAGTCAATGGCTACGGACTTACGATCAAGCACACCTCGAACGCCAACACGGGCGAACGGCATTACATGCAACTGACACAGTCAGTGTCGGCTGTTAACCCCTTTACCGGGGGTACCAGTCTACAGACTGCGTCTGTTTCACTGTCGGTTTCCATCCCAGCTTTTGGATGGACCGCGGCTCAGAAGGATGCCTTGGTTAAGGCTCTAACTGATACGCTTGCCGATGCAGATGTGACCATAACGAAGCTCAATCAGTTCCAAAGTTAACTCACTTTGGTCGAGCTTCCAACTGAGGGCTACGCATTGTAGTCCTTTAGAAAGGACTATCAATGCGTATACTTTTTATTTTCCCTCTGTTGTTGTTATGCGGCTGTCAAGCAATAGGTGATGTGTATACTTGCACAATCACCGACTGGCATGTCAGCTGCGGATCGATTACTTCTACACAGGACTCTCCGAGCTCCTTTGTAGGAGTCAGAGATGAAAAGCCTGATAGGACTTTCCCGGAGTCTCCTGCATGACTTGCAGCGACTCCATCCTGAGTGCAAAGGTCTCGATAGGGACTTACGTACTATCGAAGCGCGTATCAAAAACGAGGGTGTCGGATTCTTATCCGTCTCCCTTCCTGCTTTTGGCAAGGCTTTTGATCAAAGTCTTGCTCTTGGCAGAATGGCCCACATCCCTGGATTTTCCAGGGATGGAGAAATCCCGAAATTTCTTTCGGGTATTCTCGTCCATGTTTTCGATACTAAAACTGGTC